TTGGTCGCGAAATTAACTGTAAGGAGCCGTTCCTGATAATCAGCTGGAAGCTGATCAGCACTGATGACGTACTTATAAGGGACCCATTCCTCACACTCGTTAAGCCACCTACAACGTCCGCCTGACAATAGGGCACCACAGAGGAGGAACGCTCTGAACTCCATAGTCATGCCCATTGTCAGAACCTGGTCCTCACTCATCTCCTTCACAGCCTTGCGCATATCTTGACTTTGATTGAGAGCAGCAAGGATGTTCCGGAATCGAGAATTCGAGGACTCCGTGGCCTGGCAATTGGGGCGACAGTGAGCGCAACTCCCGGCATGAAAATCTCACGCCAAGCGGGGAAGGCATCAGTGACCCACCGGCCACCGTCAAAGACATTGACAGTGACTAGAGGATCACCCGGGTTGAAGGTGGATGACAATCGTGGCTCGGTCTTGAAGCATCCATGAAACGAAAAGGTGAGCTTGGCTGATCCCTCTCTAGGGAGGTATCCCTGATCGCGGAGACCACTCACCATGGCTTCATACATGGCAACATCAGCAAGCGCACTACCCAACTGCTTGCCTTGCTGATCGAGCTGACCTTGCATGTCCGTAACGATTGCGGAGGCTCCGTCCAAAGTATCATCGAGACGCTGCTTCAGATCCTGAACCTGATCACGAAGAGCATCACGAGCACCCGCCTCCTCAGCAGAATGTTGGAACATGCTAGCCTGAACTGCACGAGCACGCTTGTTGCAGCAAGAACGAGGAGCAGCCTTTGGGCCCTTTGCAGGGTGGGGCTTTTGGGACTGCTTCTTGTTTTCTTTGGCAACAGGTGCAGCGGCAGCGACGGCAGCAGCCTGAGGGGGGGCAGCCTTCTCAGTGGAGGAAGGCTGGGGAGCCTTGGATTTTCCCTGCGAACCTGCCTTGGGAGGGCCAGGATTCTGCTCGACACCAGCAATCTGTAAAAGAATGCGGATAAGCTGGAGCGTCTCCGGGCTAGGCGAAATGCGGAACAATTCGCAGGAAGGGAAGCCTTTCTTATAGAGAACGCCATAATAATTGCCGTCCTCGGTGCAGTCGATCCCGAGTGCCTTGGTGCTCAACATCTCCCTTGGACTGCGTATCCAGACCTTCATAAAGTCCAAAACATCGCGCATAAACGGAGATGTGAGGTGCTCCAGGACAAACCCATGCAACATGTTAGAGACGTCAGGATCATCGAGCTCCTGAACATCAAAGGCTTCCGCGATGATCTGCCGATAAATCAGCCGCAGCAAATTGTTCACAGCTGTGGGCAGATCATCTGGGTGGTGCGCGTAGCTAGGATTGAGCTTGTACAGTTCATAAACATGCGCCAAGGCATTTGCCTTGGGCGAGAGGCGCTCCTGCCTGCTACGCTTGGCTGAAGGAGCGACGTCGAGAGATGGAACGCGGAAAGCGTCCTCATGGGCCCTCCTTACAGGATCAGGAGGGACGTCAACCGCCATGGCTGCCCTGCCAGACAGAGGGGGGTTGCGTGAAGAAAAAGAAGAAAAAGAAGAAGAAGAAGAACTAACGCCAGTAAAATCCATTTTCCCGATGGTATAAAGAAATGTGTCGCCTCCGTCGAGATGGAGTGCGTAGGCCTGTCATCAATCCATTAGTCCCATGGCCCTGCAGAGGGCGTTCTCTGTGGTGCTCCATGGTATTCAGGACCAACTACCCGGTCATTAGCAGCTCGCGATAGACCAAGATCTCTCCGGTACAGCGGGAAGGAAATGTCTACGACCTGGGGTACCTCCATTACCAGGATTTTCAAGAAATAAATGTGGTGGGAAGTCACTCCCTAATGTGTTTAATCAAGTGAGATCCAGATGTACTTGGCTGACGAAGCCCTGGAAGCCTGCATTGCTGACCTGAGGCTTGCCGCTGAAACTGCTGGGTTATCCACTTTCCTGCCGGTCCGGGTCTTAACCCTCCTGATGCAGTACGGTTCGGAGCCAACACAGCTTCGCGGTAGAATCTCAGGTGAGATAACAGGCGATCGGTGCCTGATCAAAATGGCCTCTCACG